TCCTTTTGAGAATCTGCCCTTGATTACATATCGGGCGTATTCATAAGACAAATATGGATCTTTAGCGATAGCAGCCTCTCCTTCAGGGAATCTGCCCCGGATTACATATCGGGCGTATTCAGAAGCCAAATATGGATCTTTAGCGATAGCAGCTTCTCCTTTTGAGAATCTGCCCCGGATTACATATCGGGCGTAGTCAGAAGCCAAATATGGATCTTTAGCGATAGCAGCCTCTACTTCTGGCCATCTGCCCCGGATTACATATCGGGCGTAGTCAGAAGCCAAATATGGATCTTTAGCGATAGCAGCCTCTGCTTCAGGGAATCTGCCCCGGATTACATGTCGGGCGTATTCAGAAGCCAACTCTGGATCTTTAGCGATAGCAGCCTCTCCTTCTAGGAACCTGCCTTTGATTACATCTTCGGCATAGTTATAAACCAACTCAGGATCTTTAGCAATTTCTTTTTCTATCAGGGCAAATAATTTTTTTAATACAGGATGCTGTGTTCTGAAATACTTAATAGTTCTAGTAGATAGTCTCCTATCTCTTCTATCCATGAATTGTGTCGAGGGGAAATGAAACTGATATTTTGAGCCGTCTTTGTCCCGCCATATATACAGCGGTCCTTGGCGATTATAATGAGTGAACATGTTATCGCTTTTAGCGGCGGTGCACCACTTGGTACCTGAGCCTAATTCACATGACGCTTTTTTTGTTTCAGGTATGGCTAATTGACCCAGGGGGCCATTGTATAACACTTCACTATCAGGCACCACGGGAAAAGTGCCGCTGGACAACGCCTCTGCGCTACCTAACTCAGAACCCATTGCTCGGTCAATAGTATCTTCTAGTGAATGCAAGTCATATTTGCCAATATCTTTTTCAGGTAATCTGGATTTTATTGTTCCAAAATTAGTTAATAACTCTTGTATGCGACCCGAGTCTTCTAATCTAAATTTTCCAGATATGTACTGATTAGCCAACCAAACCATATACTGCTTATTAGGCGTAGGGTCCATGTCCTCTAAGGCAGCAAGTATCTCGTTTACATCGTCGATGCGTTTGCGTTCTCTCTTTCCAGATCGCAGTAATCCAGTCCCAAATTTTTGAGCAGTTATATCTCTTTTGTATTCAAATAAAAACTCTTTTGCTCTCACCGCTTATAACCTTTGAATGGCTTTATGGGAGATTGCTTTTTAGTGTCATCGAATTCCTGACTACTAGGAGTACTTACTTCTTTTTTACCTTTTAACCCTATTTTACGCAAAGCTTTATCTATTACTTGTCCAATATTTGGATCAAATGAGCTAACAATCTGCTGTTCTCCCCATGAACTTTGTGCGTGAAAGTCAGGTACTGTATGATCTTTACCTGCATCACCGCGTACTGCTGCAATAGCTACACCAAATCTGTATTGCTTATAGAAATCATTATTAGACAACTCGGGAATTACATATGTATGCGGCAACGATCTAGCAACTACTTCTAAATAATCATGTACATGATCTAATTCTTGTTCTGTAAGAAACTCTTTTGCTCTCATCGTATGGGTCCACCTTCAACCCAGGCATTACATGTGCGTTTTGCAGCACACTTGAATTTTAAAAACTTGCAATATCCTAGATGGCCTGCATTAATGGTATCTGTTGGGTCACTACCTTTCTCAGATCCTATTCCTGTCGCTATGCAATCTAGCATCTCTTTACTCATGTCAAATGCAGCACAATTCCCACATCTAGCAGATTTAACTTCTTCAATGTCATCTACGTTCCAATTATCAGCAATCTTTTGCCAAAACTTTTCATTTGGCTTATTCGGATCTAATGGTCCATACATGTATTCAGCTATAGCTTTCTTTCTGTTCTTTAAATTAAGACTAATATCTTGTGTGGCAGGTGGACATCCTTTCTCTAGTGCTTCTAAAATATTGATTATATCTCTCATTTGATTTACTCGGTAGTCATCTCTAGGTAATTTTCTGTATTCATTATTGAATTAGCTGCGTACCCATCTAATTCGATTAGTGATCCAGGAACATTAGGACCTACATATGTTATCTGTGCAGATATAAAATGCAACATAGTAATAGACGATAATGGATTTACAAGTACTCTAACATTGGACCCTGCAATGTCCATGTCATATCTAGTAATAGCGTTACCAAAGAATGATGTGCCATATCCAGTAAACTTTACTTGTGTGCCTGCATTGTTGATTTGGGCTTGTAACATAATATCTTGACTGTCATCAGTGGTTACATCACTGGATCTTATTTGAAACAACCCTTGGGTAAAACCGCTCACCGGTGTCTCAAATATAACTTGATTAGCTGAACCGCTTACAGTAGTGACATTGGAAGTAGCAAATCCCGTTGCAGAAAGAGTAGCAAAGTTATTGTTGATCTTACCAAATGCTACTCGTAAGGGATCGCCGCTCCCGTCATTAGGTAAAGCGCCTATGTTAATAATTTCATATGTAACCATTATGAGATATCCATTCTATATTGTATTTATCTGTGATAAATAAGTTTATGTGGCTAATCTCGTTTTTACCTGACTTCGTGATTCATATCCTGCTATTAGCGGGAGCTGCCGGAGTAATAGCTGGCTTCTTGTTAGGGTTCATTCCCTTCATATCTCAGTATAAACTACCAATTCAAGTCATTAGCATCGTAGTTCTAGTATGCTCCGTATACTTGGAAGGCGGGATAGCTGAGAAAGAAAGATATCAGCTAATAATAGCAGAAATGGAAAAGAAAGTAGCTAAAGCAGAAGCAGATTCCGCAATAGCCAATATAGAAATAGTAGAAAAAATACGTGTAGAAACCCAAGTCATTCATGAGAAAGGTGAACAAATCATTAGGTACGTAAACAAAGAAATAGTCAAGTATGATAACACTTGTGACTTACCTGAAATAATAGTAACTGTGCATAACGCAGCAGCACTGAATAAACCTATAGAAGAATCAAAATGAAACATATAGTAGCACTATTGTTAATATGGGTATGTGTAGGATGTAGTACTCCGGTAGCAGTAAAGCCAAAGTTTCCAGATGCACCCGCTGTTCTGATGGAAGATTGCCCGCCACTCAAAACAATAGATAAACCCAAAGTAGTTCTTAGCGAACTAATGACCAAAGTAACTGAAAACTATACTGAACATTATAAGTGTGTAGCTAAGATTGAGGCTTGGCAAACATGGTACATCAAGCAAAAAGAAATATACGATCAAGTCAAATAAGTAATACTACTTACCGACCGAAGAGTACGGTAAATAAAGTAATGCTGTACTTGTATATAATGGTAGACCCTGACAAAAAAGACAGATGTAAAATTGGGATAACCAAGAATATATTTAGTCGCCTAACCAGCTATAGAACAGCAAATCCTGACTGCACCTTCTTCAAAGTATACAACATTCCTGCCGCACACCACGAAAAAAGAATCTTAGACTTATTGAAAGATGTAGGAACTGTACGTAGTGAATACGTACATCTAAACCCTGAATTCGTAGCTAAAGTTATTGAAGGGTACTTAAAAGACTGCGATCTTTAAGCATACTTTAATTGCCAATATGTGTAGTCTTTTGCGTCAAGATCGGCTATAATCTCATACTTAAGACTATAAAGTTCTACTCTGTTAATAATTTCTATTTTATTAGGCGGAACTCTAGAAAGAATCCATAGTCCCTTTTCAGTTTTGAAAAATTCATCTATTTCCAGAATAGCATCAGGTTTCACTTTGTGAAGATAAGAGTCTGCACTGAAATATATTTCAAATGTGCTAACTTTCATACAGCCATTTCAGCTTTAATCTGACCGTGTGATTGATAATCAATCAACTTGATATCATCCATCGTAAATTTATTAATATCAGTTACTTCAGGATTCAGTTCTAATGTTGGGAGAGAATATTCTCCCCTAGTCAATTGCTCTTTGATCTGACCTATATGATTAGAATAGATATGCGTGTCCCCTGTACTAATTACTAACTCGTTTACGCTATATCCACATACTTGAGCAACTAGGTGAGTAAGCAATGCATATGATGCTATATTAAAGGGGAGTCCCAAGAAAACATCCACTGAACGTTGATACATATGGCAACTAAGTTCACCCTTAGAATTTACATGAAACTGACTCATAACATGACAGGGAGGCAATGCCATTTGATCTAATTCAGATACGTTCCAAGCACTGATAATGTGCCTGCGTCCATTAGGATCATTCTTGAGGCCATCAATAAGACTCTTAAGTTGGTCTACTACTTTAGTGTGTATGGGACCGGCATAATACTCATCATAATGATCTGATGCATGAGTATTGGTTTTTACAAGTGAAGTAGTTTTCCAATTTCTCCATTGTACTCCGTATACACGACCAAGATCACCTTCAAATTGTGCTTTAGGTTTCCAATATGGTGCCGTAGCGTTGGGAGTCCAAATGGTTGCTACACTGTCTCTTGTGCCGTGTGTAATTTCAGCTAGTCTGCGTTCATCTTGTGAACCTTCAATGAACCAAAGCAATTCTCCGACCACAGCTTTCCAAGCAAGTTTTTTAGTAGTAATTGCTGGGAAACCTTCTTTGAGATTAAATCTAAGTTGTCTACTGAATACAGATATCGTTCCTACTCCTGTCCTATCACCCTTCTCTTCACCGTTGATCAGAATATCTTCAAGTAAGCTATGATATTGCTTCATGTTTTCTTCCAAATTTCGTAAGTGTGATCTGAACAATGTTCAGTGTAGGTGTTAGAGAACTTAGATAATTGTACTAGATCAATGAAAGTATCACAATGGTATTCGGCAAATGTTCTTGACAAATGTACTTCTGTGATTTTGTCCCAACTTGAATTTATAAGTTGGGCACCGCCAATTATCCATGCTTCAGGAAAATGATCAAAAATATCAGTAGTTTGATTTACTAACACGGTGCGATCATGTATTCTTGTTTTTGTAATTACAATATTAATGCGATCGGGAAGAGGAACTATTGGAAGACTTTTCCATGTGTTCTTACCCATTATAATAATACCACCTGAGGTTAAGCGTTTAAACCTAATCAAATCACCATCAAGATTGTCCCAAGGTAACTTGTTATTAATCCCTATACCGCCGCAGGGAGTACAAGCAACAATCAATCTCATAATTTGTTAAGTAGTTTATCCGTTTCGGGTTG